GTCACCTCTAGATTCTTTGTATTCTGTATATTTGTCAAAAAGATTTGTACCAAGTTCTGCTAGGTACTGATCGTCCATAACTTCTGCTAAGTTTGAAAAATGTTCATTGGTTTGCATTCTTCCTGGAGCGTTAGGGTCAAAATTTACTTCTGCTCCACCGTCTTCATCCATAGTAACATTGACATCTTCAGTAGTTGTTACTTCTTCATTATTTGGAAGAAGAACTTCTTTTTCTTGAAAAATTTCGTCTTTAACTATTTCGTTGGGTAATGCGTCTTCTATTTTTGCCATATCTCTTTCCTGTTAATTATTGTACACCTTTACGTATCTATATCATACTTATTAGGTTTAGCAACCTTTCTTGGTAATGTCTCAATTCCATATTTATAATATGGACCCATTTGACTTTTTAGATATTTTTGTCTTTCTTTTTCTATTTCATCTCTAGATGCGGGTATGTCCATTTCATCTACCATACGCATAGCGGCTCCTATGCCCACATCAAAATCTCTATTAGCAATATTTCTTAACTTTTGTGATTTAGGCATCGCTTCTAATTTTTCTTCTAGATTTCTTTGCGCAAAATCGTAAGGCTTATACAAAGTTCCTTGTTCAAATTTTAAATTATCTCCTCTTTTACCTTGTAAAAAATCAGATCCATATTTTATACCACTAGCAGCAAGATCAGGTAAATTAGCAAGACCTTCAAAAAATCTTTGACCTGCATATATACCAGCATCTTTTCCACTAGCTCCTTTACCGGTTGCACTTGAAAAATCATAAGCAGCAAACATAGGATCTAAAACAACTGCAGCTTTACCAAATCCTCTTAAAAATTTTCCACCTACTTCTAGAACTCTGCTGGCAGCTTGTCTTACAGCCGGTGGTAATTCTATTCCTGAGTCTGCAAAATCCATAAAACCTGCAAAGCTGTTTAATTTAACTCCTTTAGAGGCCGCATGTTCTTTAATTATCTTTATTTCAGGCCCAACGCTTTTTATTAAAGCATTTACTTTTCTTTTATCTACTTTTTGAAAATTTGATTTCTTAGTAAATAATTCTTTAATAGGAACTGTACCTCTTTTTGAAGCTCCCGTTTTTATATAACCTGATCTGCCTGAGTGTGCATCAATATCAATTCCCAAGTTTTTCCATTTATTTAATTTACTTTTTTTATAATAGTTACCAGCAAAATTTTTACTTTTTAATACTTGATTGGCCGGTCCAACTTTAAGTTCGGTTAAATTAACACTATTACCAGGATAATTTTTATTAATAGTATTAAGAAAACTTTTTCGGGTTTGATTATTAAATTTTGTTGCAATTGCGATTGCTTCATTAAAAAACTTTATATTACCTGTTCTTCTATATTGTTTTATTTTGTTTGATACTCGTTCTTCAGCTAACGACATTTGTCCGTGAAAAGAAGCTAAATCTATTTGATTTAAATTAGAATCTATAAGATCCACAAAATAAGCATAAGGGTAAGATTTATTTTTTGCTGATGCTGTTACACTAAAAACTTCATTAATATCAAAAGTTCGAACCCCTGGATAAGTTTTTCTTAAGTAGTTATCAAATTGATTTTTAAATTTCTTTAAATCCCCAGCTTTATCCCCTACGGCACTTTTAATATCATCAAAAGCAGCATTATAAATTCCTTGTCTCCATGGATGTAAAAGATCATAAGTTCCAAAAGTTTTTTGAATCCAATTACCCACAGGTTTATTTATTTTAATCTCCCCTAATGTATTTTGAAATTGTGTTCCCCCATAGGCTCTAGCCAATTGGCTCATTGCTCGCGCTGCTTGGGCCGGCGAATGTTCTAACCCCGCATTTTTTAAAATAGCTTGAGTTTTTTCTAAACTAGGAAACTTTTTATTTTTAAAATCTGTTTTTAATTTTTTATCTAATACTTTCATGGCTTCAACAGTATTAGTTCTAAGATTAGGAGAATCTTTAAATTTCGCTATTTCTTGTAATTGAGATTTAGTGGGTTTTTTATAATAAGTAAAACTTTTTTCTCCGCTTATTTTAGCTTTTTGTTTTCCAAAAGTTCCTTCACCAGTTGGTTTAACTGTTTTAGAATTTAATACTTCATTTATTTTTTTAGCTAGTAAAGTTTGTTTAGCTTTATTTTCGGAAGAAAAAGAACCATAATTTATTCCATATGGTTTTAATATCTCGGCTAGTTGAGATGAGTTAATATAATTTTTTCCTTTATCAGGTAATTGATTGAGAAGAGCTGTTTGTCTTTGATAAGGATATAAATATAATTTATCTCTTTGAGCAGGCTTCAGTTTTAAAAAAGATTTAAAAGTTACATTTTTTGATTTTAAGTAATTTTTAAACTCTTTAGAATTATATAATTGATTTTTTGCTTTTGCTTGAGCAACACGAAGAGGTTCTTTACCTGCACTTGTTAATACTCTATTAGCCAGAGAAGTAGAAATATCACCTTTTTTAATTCCAGCTTGTTCGGCTATTTCAAGAGAATTATATTTATTATAATCAAAGTCAGGATTTTCTTTAATCCAGTTTTGTAGTTTAAGGGCATTTTTATCCTTAAAAGTTTTATAAATAACACCTTTGCCTATTTTTGATTCTACTTTATCGCCGTTTTTATATCCCTGTCTCATCGCTTCTCTAACAGCTTCACCGAAGTCATAGCCATCATCCATTAATTCTTTTACTTTTGCACTGAATGCTGCATCGCCGGAACCGTTAGTCGATCCGCCGTCCGCGAATGAACCAGCTCGTTTATATCTTAGGTATTCTTCAAACGTCATTTGATCGGAATAATTTTTCATCCAATCTAGCTTATCTTTACCGTAGTACTCTTCTGCTAGACCGCCGCCCGCGAATGTTTTTTTATATCCTAAAAAAAACTCTGGCTTTTTATTGTCAATGTCATATTTAGCATAACCACCGAAACCTTCGCCATCTTTGTTAATACCTATTCCAACTTTTCTATTGATGTTGCTTGGTGCGTCTTCTAAAAAAATTTGATTGTCTTTGTATTCTATGTTGTCTCTAAATTTATCGTATGTTCCATCTAGTAAAAAATCTACATTGTTTGTAATAGGAATCTCTGCACTACCTTGTAGGTTAATTGTTTCTTTATCGGAAGTAATGCCTTCCGGTGCGCCGACAATTTGTTGTTTACCAGTTTTACTACCTGATCCGGTAACTTTAACTTTTGACTTACCTAAGTTGTTTATGATATCTGTAAATAAAGTTTCAGACACTAGCGTCTCCGTAGACTAACTAACCCGCCGTCGAAATAACTTTTTACTCTTCCGCCTTCTCTTAAACCATAAGCTTTCATCTTACCATCAGAGCCTACACGACTAGCAGTTCTAGCTCTAGCAGCAGCATAAGATTGACCTTGGTCATTGGGAGAGGGGTCTTGTAAATCCGATAAACTGTATGTTCTTTTTGTAGCTGCTTCTTGAATATCTTTTTGTCTTTTCTTTTCCGCTTCTTTAATTTGTGCATCTAATTTATTTTTAACATTAAGTTGCTTTTTTCTAAAATTCCATCTTGTTATATTCATTTTGTTCATTTGATTAAGATAGGCTGCATTAGGACCAACAAACATTCCTTTTTCTTCATTCCATATTCCACCATCCTTTTCTAATGTTTTGCCTCCTAAATGACTTGATAATTTACTAAAGTCTTTTCCAACTGCTTCTGCATAATTACCGAATGCAGATCTAACATTTAAACCAAATGGATCTTTATTGCCGAGATTATTGTCACCAAAAACTGTTGGACCATCATAGCCCATTTGTGATTGAGTAAACACTTGATCTCCCAAAGACATATCATAATATTTATCTGGTAGTGCTTTTGCTACCATTCCTGATATTCCTAAAGGTAAACCTGAAGTCAATCTTGTATCTACTTGACCTGTTCTAATCATTTCACCAATATCTGCTTGTCCTGTTCCAGTAAAATCATTTATAAAAGATTGAACTTTATTTGGATTAGTTAATCTGTTTTGTCTTGCTTGAGTAGCAGTCATAAAATCTTGAGTTAAACCCATTGTAGAACTAGGAATTCCGCCACCGCCTCCGCCACCGCCTTGATATTGATTTATATCTGCTCCAATAATTCCTTGATTAGGAGGAGTTGCTGGAGGAGTTGCTGGAGGAGTTGCTGGAGGAGTTGTTGAACTTCCACCAAACATATCTAAATATTGTTGTAAGGTATACTGACCTTGTAAAGTCGGGTTCTGGTTATAGATATTAGTTAAATTATTTACATCCATCTTAATAATATTCTCTTACTGGCGTAGGTATGAAATTTTCTTTTTCGTCTTCTGGGTGCATAATAAATCCTCCCTGTCTAAATCGCATTACCGCCTGTGTTGTACTATCCACCAAATCATCATGATCTCCATAAGGAAATGATGCACACTCTTCTATAACCTCTTCTGCAAATTTAAAATCTGGCGCCCAAATTTGGCCACTTTCAAACAGCGGCGAAACAGCGTTTACTCTAGCATGTTTATCGTTACCTTTGCTAGGTGTGTAATTTATAACAGGAATACCCATTTTTCGCAACTCATATGTTAAAGGCAAACCTGAGGCCTTAGACTCAATGATAACTGTTTCAGGATTCCAGTATTTATATTGCTCTAATGCTTTTTTTCTTAATTCAGGAAATTCTAATCGTTCTTTAACTGCATCAAGCAGTATTAAATTCGGTCCGCTATCCTCGGTTGGTCTAAATACACCCCATGTTGTAATAGCTGAATAATCGGCTGTCTCTTTTTTTAAAAAGGCTGTGTCATAACTTTGAATAATATGTTCTAAAGTTGGCATATGATCTTTGTCCCAAACTTTCCACCATTCTCTTTTAATTAATGATCCTTCTTCTGCTGTTGGGTTTTGCATCCATTGCGCGTTCCATTTACCAATTGAAATAGAAGCTTTGACACCTTCTAATTCATCTTTCTTCCAATACTCAGGCCAAACAGGTTTTCCTGAAGGAAGTATTGCGGGGAATTCAATTATTTCCCATCTATCTGATTTTAATTCTTTTTGAGATCTTAATAACATCCCAGTTAAGTCTTTCATGTTCCATCTAGTCATAACAAGAACAATTGCTCCACCAGGTTGAAGCCTTTGACGTGGTCCTGATGTATACCACTCATAAGCTCGCTCAAGAGCAGTCACATTCAACGCATCTTGCTCAGAATGGGGGTCATCAATAATTAGAAGATCCGCGCCCCGTCCAGTAATAGCCGATCCAACACCGGCCGCGTAATACTCACCGCCTTGCGAGGTTTCCCATTTACCAGCAGCTTGTGAATCTTCGCGGAGCGTGGTTTTAAACATTTGTTGATACTCCGGAGAATCAATTAGTGTTTTAGCTTTTCTACCAAATCTAATTGCAAGCTCAGTTGTGTGAGTAGATTGAATAATTTTTAAATCAGGTTTACGACCAACCATCCAGGCAGGAAGTAAAAAAGATGCAAACTCAGACTTTGTATGTCTAGGAGGCATATTAATAATTAATCTTTTAATTTCTCCTTTAGCAAGTTTATTAAACTTATCTGCAATTTTTTTATGGTGTTTGCCTTCTATAAATTCAGGCCAAACATGTCTAACAAAAGTTAAAAAGTCGTCATGAACTTTTATTTGTTTTTCTTTTTCAGATAGCTTGATAGCCATCTTCATATATTCTTTTTGTACGTCTGGTGGTAACTTGTCTATAATATCTTGGTTCATTTTTTTTCTTCTATCTCATAGAAAAAATTATCTGTGTCTTGAGTTTTCCATTTACCACTGTCTTCTACATTCCATTGGTTAGTTTGTACTTTCCAATCTGGAATATTATTTTTAACAGTAAACGAAGGTAAATCCCAAATACATCTATTGTTTGGTTGTGCTGCAAAGTTACCATCATTAAGAGCAATGATGTGAGCACATTTGTGTTCTTGTGGTATTTCGGAATGATCTGTATCTAACATGTTAACATCAGGATGTCCCCAATCTACAGTAAATAAATAACGACCGTGATGTTTCTTTTTATCTTTACCAAAATAATATCCTGAAGCTGCGCTTAGAATAGACCAATGAGTGACAGTAGGATAGTAAGAAAAACAATTCCAAAGCTCCAATTCATCAAGTCGTCTTGTGGGCACACTCTCGGGTCTAAATCCCGTTTGAATAAACGCGCTAATTGGTAAGCGATAAAATATTGCACCGTTAGCCATAAGAGCGTGAAATAATATAGCACGGCCCCCAAGACTAGTAAGACCGAAGATAATGCAGTCTTCAACTTCTCCATGATGTTTTTTAAGATCATATAAATATTCTTTTCTTATTTGTGCATACGTTGTAGGTATGTTTGCATTTAAATAGGCCATGTTTAATTAATAGCTTCAAGTTTAACAAATCTAGATTCATAAATGTCGAGAAGTTTTTGCATAGACTGAAGAGGAAAATCATTTTTTTGTTTGTTTATTTTCCAAGTTACAAAAATTATATTTTGAACTGTGTAGGGTTTAAGAGGATCTAACCGATCCGCACTTATATTGTTCCAGTTACGAGAATATTTTTCATCATCGGGATGATTAGATCCAATATGAGTCATTTTTTCTCCGGTGATGGCACAATACATACCTTTATGTTTTCTTTTATGTACTTCCCAAGCATTCCAAAACTCTTCCCAACTAATATAGCAGTTGTAAGAAACTGGCACCTCTCCCCATTTTAAACTTTTAGCTGTTTTTTTAGAATTATGTTTATTATACATAGAATTATATCTAGCTCGCATGTAATTTCTCTCATCTGAGAGTCTTTCATAGTTATTTAGCTGTCTTTGCTTTTTTTTGTAAGGGCTTTCTTTTAAAACTACTTTTGAATAGTAGGTATTCTTTTTTCTTTTCATATAATTTTTGCGCAGAATTTTGAGGCTTCTGTTTCTCTCCTTAAAACGATTTTACAGCCTGTTTATCTCTAAATCAAGGCCTAAAGGTAAAATTATTGGGACCCCTATTTAAAAAAGGGGGTGAGGGGGGTTATGTTTTTAGAAGTCGGTCCCGATCCTGCTGGGACCCCTCGCGCTCCGGCGCACAACCTGTAGTTGATGCATTTAATGCATACATATTGGGGTTGAATCGCGCAGTTTAGAATGTATCTAAACTGCGCAGACTAATTAACAGAAAGTTAATCTAGTAATGCCATATATTCTTTTGTGAAGTTCCTACTAAACCAATCCAATCCCTTTTGCATTGTGTCGTAGTCCTCAGTCGCTTCACAACCTATGATTGTATCATAGATAGCTACTGCAAATGCTGGTAGCTTTGCTGATTGTTGGAATGTTTCATCACTGAATCTATTAAAGATCGTCATCTCTTTAGTTGGATTGCTACCAAAATAACATTGGTCAAATGGTTTTGGTATTGTGTATGTCTTGTTGTTATATATTATATTCATATATCCTTTCTGTTATGTGTGGGATTATATACTATTATAATCCTTTTGTCAAGTGTTTAAATCATAATTATTATCATTAAATTGTTGCTCAGTTATATTCCTTTCTTCGTGAGTTACCATATTATAAAAAATATGCCTGTCCCCCTGATCACCAAATCTACCCCAACGATATCTTTTGCGCCACGCGTTGTTCTCTTGCAATACTATCGGTTGAGTTATTCTACCAAAATAATTTAAAGCTTGCTCACCAAACTTCTCAAACCAATCGCGTTCACATTGCATTGAACACGCGTTGCCACTTAAATAATAAAAACTACTTCTTCTTCTAGTTTGGTTTACTTTGTTTCCTTTTGGTCCACGTTTCCTGTCCTGTGTATCGTAAGTATGGCAAAGTGGTCCTTGGCAATATTTCATATTGTTATCCCCAAACTAATAATTAAACCAAAAAAAGCAACGCAACAATAAAATTCAAAACTAGTCAATAAAACTCCTTGCTATGCTTAAAGCCAAAACTAAAAAACAACCAAACGACAAAATAAATCCTGTCGTTGGCATTGTTGGAATTAAAGCCATTCCCATTGCTGAACATATTGCTAATAGTACCCATTGTATCACATATAACATTTTATTATCCTTTCTGTTGTTTATGTATGGGATTATATACTAATCCCATACATTTGTCAAGTGTTAATTTACACTTTGTTTTGCTTCGTATTCCTTTCTCAATGCAATCTTTTGTTCTCTTGTTATTGTAGTATTTTTCATTCCTTTAATCATACTAGCAAGATTGACAGGATTATAAATTGTTAATCCTGTTGAATTACATCTAACAAGTTCTGCTTCATCAAGTTCTACTCCAAGTTCTTTCATCAACTCAACACCCTCGCTTAAATATCTATAAGCTTTCAATCCTGTTTTCATAGCTTGTTTTTGTTTTTCAATACTATCAATCCATTTTTGGTGGCAAGTAATTACATTTGATTTAGCTTGTTTGAACATTTTAAAAACTAAAAATTCCTCTCTAGTACAAGCAATAGTTCTTGAACGACAATGTGAAGTTCCAATAATGTCTAAATAAAATTGACTATCAAACTCTCTTGTCATTCCAACATTGTTATCATCTTCAGAATGATAACTTGAATAATTACTATATCCAAGTGCCTTGTTATTTGCGTCAATGTGTTTAGTTTTATGTGGGTTATCATCTTTCCCATTTTGTTGTGCAAGTATATCTGGGTTGCAATCTTTTGCTTTCAGTTCTTCTCTTTTATAAGCATAAGCAAATTGTTTTCCTGTATCATCACTATAAGTGTTATTACTTACACTTCCAAATAAACCAAAATCAAAATGTTCAGATACATTTCTGTCCCTTTCATCTTCATCTTCTTCTAGGTTTTCTTTTGCATAAGAAAAATAAAAACATTTATCTTTTGCAACAACGTCTAAGGGTTCGCCATACTTTCTCTTTAAAGCTTTGCAAGTATCAACATCATCACTTGGATATGCTCTCTCTACTACAAGTTTTGCAAGTGCAAAAGTTTTTGGATAAGCATAATCAATATTTTCTCTTGCTTGAAGAAAAGCTTGTTGCTCTTGCGTCGTTTCTTTTTCTGCGTGTTCAACATACCGATTTAAAATCTTATTTCTAAATTCGGTATTCATTCGTATTTTTTGCATAGTTTCCTTTCTTGTTAATGTGTGGGATTATATATTAATCCCACACACTTGTCAATATTTAAAATGGCATTTCTTCCGAAATATTTATTTCTTTGCCATTTGCTTTAGTTTCAACTTCATTATTTAATACTAAGGGTTTCTCTTGTCCCAATAGTAAATCCACCTCTTGAAGAAAATATGTTTTTTCTTCTTGGTCATTTAATTGTTCATAAGCAATTAACATTTTTGTTGCTTCGTTTAAGTTATATGCTCTATCTTTCATAATTGAGAATCTTGGTTTTTTATCAAAATTCCATTCTGCTTTTTCTATTATGAAGTATTGTTTTGTGTTTTCCATTTTTGCCTTTCTGTTGGTTATGTATGGGATTATATACTATTATAATCCCTTTGTCAAGTGTTATTTTTTAATATCTTATAGACCAAGATAAAGACGCATTTCTAAAATTATCTGCTTCAATATCCCAATATGTAAAATGTGTTTTTCCTTTCTTGTCCTCATATATTCTGCAACCCTCAACCCATTTACCTAATCTAGTAATATGCTTTTGATGTTTTTCTGCATAATAAGTTATCTTGAATTGTTTATCAGTTATCATTATATATTCCTTTCTGTTTATTATGTATGGGATTATACACTATTCTTATTTTAAAGTCAAGTAAAAAAAAATAATTTATTTTAAAAATAGTTCTTGACTTATGGGATTATATAGTATATAGTAGTTTCCATAGCCTCATTTGAAGTTTTATCGCTATTCAAAACTATAAAACTTAATGGGACCTACACCAGCAAAAGTAGGTAGGATTATTGACTGGAGAGGATTCTAGATAAGCCCCCGGTCCTGATCCCTGGTCTCTGAAGGGTGTACTAATTCCGGACAGCTCAGGGACCTGGGATCAGATGTTGATCACTGCGGGTTATAAACCGCTATAGTACAGGTCGCGACTCATACAGCTTGAGTGGAATTGTATAGTCATATGTAAGAAGATTCTCGCCTGCACAGGACAACAACTGATCCCTGGACATTGGCGCTGGATACAGCGTTAGGCCTGTCGCTCGAGCTATTAAAATAAAGCACGCCGGCCTCAATCCAATGTCCTGGGATCAGGAATTATAGAATGATGACCAACTAGGCGTACATATCTTGCCTCTGGCAATTTCACTGGACGTTAGCTGTGACCTGCAAGGGTAGCGAC